AGTGTAGCATTACACACAGCAGAAACAAATCCACGTTACATGGAATTGCTAACTGTGCAAGAAGGCCTAAACACATGGCTAGAACAACAACGTACTCAACTAAATGAAGGCGAAGTTGGCAATGCAGAAGTACTATTAGCTGCTAAAGACATGGTAGATTCAGTTCAAGATGCCATCGAAAAAGTAGGCAAAATGCAAAATGAACAATTACCCCAATTACTAGATAGTATCCGTGATCAAATTGGTAGCGAACAAGCTGAAGCATTTAAAGGTGCAGTAGGTACAACATTAGAAACTCTAATGCAAAATCTACAGGCAGCACGTGAAGGTGTTGACAATGGAGTTCGTGTATTGTCAGGTGAGCAAGTTGATCAACCAATGGCTATGCCTGGTGATGCAGAATTACCTCCAGCACCAGCTAGTGATCTAGACCAAGAAGAAGGTGATGCATTTAGTGCCACAGATGCAGCAGTAGGCGGCACAGAAGAACTAGGTCGCGAACAGCGTTAATCGTGCGCTTACATGAATTCAATCATGGCCCAACAAATACTCCAGAATCTAATTTACTAACGGCTCTGGAGCTTATTCAACACCGCTACAAAGATAAAGAAAAACTCCCTAACGTTAGCACACAAAGCCTTATTAATCTAGTACGTAATACAGATCGTACTTTTGATTATGAAGCACTAGTACAGGCCAACGAAACAAATCCAGCAGTAAAAAATCTCATTAAATCATACAATAAAGATTTTGTTGAATTAAATCAAATACAACCAGTGGAAGATGAAACGGAAACCACTACCAACATCGGTGATGAAACCACTGATGCCCCTGTAGACACAGTAGCAAACATGGCCAAACGTGCTGCTAAGACACGCGGCGCCGCATTATAACCAAAAGCACTTGACATAGCACGATAAATACTGTAGTATTTTACTATACTATTGGAGATTTATAATATGGCTTATTCAGAAAAAGTTCTAGACCATTACGAAAATCCTCGTAATGTGGGCACCTTGGACAAGAATAGTCCAGACGTAGGTACTGGCATGGTTGGTGCACCTGCCTGCGGTGATGTGATGAAACTACAGATTGAAGTGCATGAAGGAGTTATCACAGATGCTAAATTTAAAACGTATGGTTGCGGCAGTGCTATTGCTAGTAGTAGCCTTGTCACCGAGCTCCTCAAGGGCAAGACGCTGGACGAGGCTCAGACCATCAAAAACTCACACATCGCAGAAGAACTCGCGCTACCGCCCGTCAAGATACATTGCTCGGTGCTTGCAGAAGATGCGATCAAATCGGCTATAGCAGACTATAGAAAGAAAAATGAAGAAATCGTCCATTGAAAGTCCTTGCATATCAATTTGCCGCTACGAGGATGAAGTCTGCGTGGGCTGTGGTCGCACGGTAAATGAAGTTGTTGGTTGGTATGACATGACTGATGATGAAAAATTAGCAGTGCTGTCTAGGCTTGACGAAAAGAACAGAGGATCGTTCTCGGATTGGATATGATAACCCTAACAGATATAGCTGCCACCAAAGTAAAAGCCGCCATAGATAATCGTGGTAGTGGTATTGGCATGCGCCTTGCAGTGAAAACCACTGGTTGCAGTGGTATGGCCTACGTGCTAGAGTTCGCAGACCGGCTGTTTGAAGGTGATGTTGAATTCATTGACAAAGATGTTAGGTTAGTCATAAGCCTGAAAGATCTGACCTATCTCGACGGAGTGCAGGTCGACTATCAGAAGAAAGGTCTTAACGAGGGATTTGAGTTCATAAATCCCAACGAATCTGCACGCTGTGGTTGTGGCGAATCATTTACTGTCTAGTTTCAAAATATTCAAAAATTGGGTTAATTATTTCCTTGGTTAGTCGATCCATTATTATACCCCTATCAAAAAATAAATCATGATTGTGTTGTAATTTATCTAGTGTAATTTGATCATAGGGTATATGATTATAATTTCTAATACTAGATATGACTTTTTCAAATCGAACATCAAAATCTATAGAAATATCATAAGTTTCGTCAAACAAATTTTCATAAGTTTCAAATCCGTTATCCCTTAGGTGCTGTAATATTCCAGATTGCCCAAGTATTACAAACGGGTGATAGAAGGCCAATGGTTTATATGTTTTTTCGGATATGAAAAAATATTCTGTATCAACTCTTGTTTCCGCAACTATGCTAAAATATGTATCATTATACCAACTCGGATTAAAATGATTGTATCTGGATGAACTAAAAACTTCATCATCGGGTAAATATATGCCTTTATCAACATAGCTGTAAATTAAGTTATCTAACAGATCAGCCATACTATTTACTAATTGATCACGATACGGTTTGTAATTCCACAATGGCATCAAAGCTAATTTTTTATATGTTTTGTTAGGAATATAATTTTGTTGTCCTATAGAAATATAATATAAAGATTCACTGTACCAAAACCAATTTTTATTAGTTAGTAGCATAGAATTATTTAAACTGTTGGCAGGACCACTGTTCCATAAGTGTTCTGTGATTATTTTATAATTTTGATCTTGAAAAGGTCTGGCCCAGTCTGATTCGTTCGCGCTATACATAACAACAGTATTCGACTTATCATAAGTTGGATTATCTTCAATGAAAATAACTTTAAAAAAATCGTGTAGGATATCTACTATCCAATAATTATTGAAACTATTGCGATTATTGTGTGATAATAATAAATCAATTTTTTCCATATAAACTATTTACTTTAATAGAGAGAAGCTATATACTATTAATATGCTTATAGAAAAATACAACTATACCACCATTAATCGAGAATCAATGGAAGGTAAACGTCTTTATACTCTGCCAGATGGTAGTAAAGTCCCTTCAGTAACTACGATTCTTGACAAGACGAAACCACAAGAAAAACGAGAAGCTCTTGCTAATTGGCGTAAATCAGTAGGTGAAAAACGTGCTACTGAAATTACTACAGAAGCCGCAGGGAGAGGTACACGTATGCACAAGTTCTTAGAAGATTATGTGCGTAACAATCGAACACTAAATGATCCAGGATCAAATCCCTACAGCGTTGAAGCACACAGCATGGCCCGTGAGATCATAGACAATGGGCTTGTAAAAGTGCAGGAAGTATGGGGTATAGAAGTGCCTTTATATGTTCCAGGACTTTATGCAGGTACTACAGATGCTTGTGGCTTATATCAGGGTCAACCCTCGATTTTAGACTACAAACAGACTAATAAACCCAAGAAAACCGAGTGGATTGAAGACTATTTCCTTCAATTATGCGCCTATGCAGCCGCTCATAACGAAGTCCATGGAACTGATATACGTCAGGGGGTAATACTTATGGCAGTAGCACCAAAACCCAACGAACGTCCAGAATTCCAACACTGGGTTTTACAGGGCAACGAATGGAATATTTGTATGGATCGCTGGTTCGATAGAGTTGAGCAGTATTATAAGTTAGCATAAATACTAGATAACGACTTAAGGTGACAACATGGCTGTTTTAGAAGTAGCAAAGATACAGGTACGCAGTGGACTCCAAGAAAATCTTCCAGCACTAGATACAGGTGAATTTGGTTGGTGTGTAGACACACAACGCCTATTCATTGGTAAAGGCACGCTAGCAGAAGGTGCACCAGAAACTGGTGTAACCGAGATCTTAACAGAATACAGTATTGGTCTTATTAGTATAGATATTGCTACGCTTGAAGCAAATGTCGCTAATCTTACAGCTAATGTTACTACACTACAGTCAAACGTAGCGGCTTTACAAACAGCTATATTGTTTAATTCAGTTACCTTGTCAGATAATACTAGTGCGGCTAATGTGATCTACAGTGGAAATAATGTAGTCCAAATAACTACACTAAAATCAGACAGCTTAGAATACAGTATAACCAGAGGCACAACCAGCAGAGTTGGTACAATTAAAGTAACTAACTCAAACGGTGTTCCGTATTTTGAAGATGACTATAGTGAAACAGCAGTCACTGGAGTTACACTAAATTTTGCTAATATTGGCGGAAACGCAGTTCTACAATACACCACTACTTCTACTGGTAGTGATGCTACATTCAACTATCAGCTAACAACCTACACGGTCTAAACCATGTGGACGAATTTTTGGAATCTGCGTGTCAATGATAGACTTGCAGAATGGAAAGATTTTCGACACAAACTAAGTGATTTACCTAGAGATCAAGCTATCCAAGAGCTTAATACGTTATGGAGCACTGCTCCTTACGTAACCTATTATTTGGACCCAAGTGACCCAACAAGTTGGCCAGATCCCTGGACCTTGTTAGCCGAAAATTACTATTGTAACGTTGCAAAATCATTAGGAATAGTATATACTATATACTTTACCAGCCATAGAAATATGGCGATGGACTTGCGTGTTTACTATGATTACAAGGACAAGGAACGTTATACAGTAGCCTATTTGGATCAAGGAAAATATATTCTTAATTACTGGCCCTACGAAATAGTAAATACAAAACAAGTAGAAGAAAAGCAGATGCACCTGCTTTATCAATATTCAAGCACAGATTTAAAGTTAGACAAATATTAAAACAAGAGGTTTCAAGTGAGCACTATTCAAGTCAAGAAACGCAGTGGGCAGGTCGTACCACTAGATTTAACAAAATGGCAGGCACAGGTAGCCAAAGTATGTCAAGGCGTAGCCGATGTCAGCCAGTCAATGATTGAAATCAAAGCTCAACCACATTTTTACGATGGTATCAGCACACGTGAAATTGATGAAATTACTCTACGTGCTATCGTTGACCTAATTGACGTAGAACATAATCCAGATGTTGGTCATACTAACTATCAATTCGTAGCAGGAAAACAAAGACTGTCAATGCTACGCAAAGATATATATGGTGACTATCAAGTTCCACACTTATACGAAATCGTTAAAACTAATGTAGCCACTGGACTATACACAGAAGAATTATTATCTTGGTACACAGAAGATGAGTGGAACAAGATGGAAGAACTTATTGATCATGCTAAAGATGAAGACTATAGCTATGCGGCCATCGAACAACTAATTGAAAAATATCTAGTTAAAAATCGTTCAACAAAACAGATTTATGAAACACCACAGATTCGCTATATGGTCGCCGCTGCCACGGTGTTCCACAAAGAGAATCCCAGTCAAAGACTAAAATACATTAAAGATTACTATACCTGCGCCAGTGACGGATTGTTCACGCTCGCCACTCCAGTACTCGCTGGCTTGGGTACCCCTACAAAACAATTTAGCAGTTGTGTGCTAATTAAATCAGATGATGATTTGGATAGCATATTTGCATCCGGAGAGATGATGGCCAAGTATGCCAGCAAACGTGCTGGCATTGGTCTAGAGATAGGTCGTTTGCGCCCATTGGGGAGTCCTATACGAGGCGGGGAAATCATGCACACTGGTATGATCCCCTTCCTTAAGAAGTGGTTTGGTGACTTACGTAGTTGTTCACAAGGCGGCATTCGTAATGCAAGTGCTACGGTATTTTATCCTATATGGCATCATCAGTTTGATGACCTAATAGTATTAAAGAACAATCAAGGCACAGAAGAAACACGTGTGCGTCACATGGATTATGGTGTGGTATTAAACGCTATGTTCTGGAGACGTTTTAAGAATAAAGAAAATATCACATTCTTTGATCCTAACGAAGTACCTGACTTGTATGAAGCGTTCTATAAAAATACAAAACTTTTTGAAGAGTTGTACGTTAAGTATGAACGTCAAAAAGGTCTGCGTAAAAAAGTTCTAAGTGCAGAAGAAGTATTCAAAGGTGGCATACTAAAAGAACGTACAGACACAGGTCGTATCTATCTTGTGTTTATCGACAATGTTATGAAACAAGGCCCATTTGATCCGGAATATCATACCATCTATCAAAGTAATCTCTGTTGCGAAATTTTACTACCCACTAAGAGTTTCAAACGCTTAGATGACGCCAATGGTCGCATTGCCCTGTGTACACTTGGTAGTATCAATTGGGGAGCATTCCGCAACCCAGAAGATATGAAACGTGCTTGTCGCATTCTACAACGTAGTCTATGTAATATTTTAGATTACCAAGACTTCTTAAGCATACAAAGTAAATTAAGCAACGATGAGATACAACCACTAGGTATCGGTATTACCAATCTTGCTTATTGGCATGCTAAAAAGAATCTACGCTATGGCGAGAAAGATGCGCTACAAGAAGTTAAAACGTGGATAGAACATCAGGCATTCTACTTAACAGAAGCAACGGTGGAGCTGGCTAAAGAACGTGGGGCATGTCTACACAGCGAACACACACGTTATGGTAAAGGTTATTTCCCCTGGGAGAATCGTGCTAAAGGTGTAAACAAACTTGCTGACTTTACTCCGACACGTGAACTAGATTGGGAACAACTACGTAGCGATATGCGCTCATATGGTGTGCGTAATGCTACACTGATGGCTATCGCTCCTGTTGAAAGTTCAAGTGTGGTAATTGGTTCAACCAATGGTATTGAAATGCCTATGAGTTTGATTTCAGTTAAAGAATCTAAAGCAGGTAGTTTCATACAGGTAGTACCAGAATACAATAAACTAAAAAATCGTTATCAACTTATGTGGGAACAAACTGACTGCGATGGTTATTTAAAAACTGCGGCAGTGTTAGCGGCTTATGTGGATCAAAGCATTAGTACAAATACTTTCTACAACCCAGCACATTGGGCGGATCGTAAAGTACCAAGCACGTTAATAGCTAAGAATTTAATGCAGGCACATGCTTGGGGTATCAAGACATTCTACTACAGCCTGATCAATAAACAAGGTGCAAAAGCAGATGCGGAAATTGCACCAACATTAGCGGCACAACCAGATGAAACCGATGACGATTGCGAGGCATGTAAACTATGAGTAAAGAACAATATAATTTATCAACAAAGACTAACTATCTACAACGTAAGATGTTCCTGGATCCAGCAGGTCCTGTGACTATCCAACGTTTTGAAGAAGTAAAATATAACAAGATTGCTAACTTTGAAACCACTGCTAGAGGATTCTTTTGGCAACCAGAAGAGGTCAGCTTGACCAAAGACAGTCAAGATTTCAAAGATGCCAGCGATGCTGTTAAACATATCTTTACCAGCAACCTGTTGCGTCAGACAGCCTTAGACAGTCTACAAGGTCGTGCGCCTAATCAAGTATTTGGTCCAGTGGTGAGTCTGCCAGAACTAGAAGCACTTATCAGTAACTGGAGTTTCTTTGAAACTAATATACACAGCAAGAGTTACAGTCATATTATCCGTAACATCTACAACGTGCCTAAAGATGTATTTAACACTATCCATGACACTGAAGAGATCGTAGGCATGGCCAGTAACATCGGCAACTACTATGATAAGTTACATGTGATTAATTGTCGTAAAGAAATGGGTAATAAGATAGATGAACGTGATCACATCAAAGCCATATGGTTAGCTCTACATGCTAGTTATGGTTTAGAAGCATTCCGTTTTATGGTATCATTTGCTACAAGTTTGGCTATGGTCGAAAACAAGATTTTCATTGGCAATGGTAATATTATCAGCTTGATCTTGCAAGACGAATTATTACATAAAGAATGGACGGCTTTCTTGATCAATCAAGTAGTTAAAGAAGATACACGTTTTGCAGATATCAAAGCAGAATGTGAAGCTGAGGTTTACTCTATGTATCTTGACGTTATCAATGAAGAAAAGGCCTGGGCAGACTACTTGTTTAAGCTAGGTCCAGTTATTGGACTCAACGCTGCTATCTTAAAAGAGTTTGTAGACTACACAGCGGTAGGAGCACTTAAAGAAATTGGTATCAAGTACAGTAATCCTGCACCTAAGACCACACCTATACCTTGGTTTAACAAACACAGCGATACTAGCAAGAAACAGACAGCCTTACAAGAAAATGAATCAACAAATTATGTGATCGGAGTCATGGGCGAAAATGTCGAGTATGATGATTTACCAGAACTATAGGAAATTGTCATGGCAATTAGATGGAAATTTGAATATTATACAACTGATGGTAGTAGTTTTATAAGTTTAGATGAATGGATAGCTACATTAACTCAAGAAGAACAAGAAATTTATAAGGCAGCTGATCTTAGACAAAAACAGTATAGACAAGAAAAAATAAATGAGGGAAATCTAGTAGTACTAGAAGATAGCTATGTTTGGAAAGATTCAGGTGCTGAAAAAATTAATAAACTACTAGATCCAATTTGGTCAGAGTATTTTGATCGTTGGCAACAAGAAACAAAATCTGGTGTCAGAATGAAAAGACAAGAAATTTAAGTGAGAGGAAAATGCTAACAGTATACAGTAAAAATTATTGCCCTTTTTGCGACAAGGCCAAACATCTACTTAAGACCAATGGATTTGAATTTAAAGAAATCAAGATAGATGAAGATCAAGATGCACGTGAGTGGTTAATCGCACAAGGACATCGTACTGCCCCACAAATCTACTTAGGTGAAACATTATTTGTAGAAGGTGGATATCAAGGATTAGAAAAATTAACTGTAGAACAAATTCAAGAACGCATAGGAGCATTAAGTGTTAGTAACTAACAAATATGATAAAGATACTATTGTAAGTTTTAAAATTGTCAATGGTGATGAAATAGTTGCCAAAGTCATTGAAGAAACAGATGATAGTTTTGTATTAAGCAAACCCACAACTGTTATGCCTAGCCAACAGGGGTTAGGACTGCTACAAAGTCTATTTACAAGTGACTTAAATAAGACTATAGCATTAAGTAAAACACACGTGATGATGCACGCACCTACAATAGAAGATGTGCGTAATCACTACATTAAGACCACAACAGGTATCGAACCTGTGACTAAGGGTGGCATTATAACATAGGAAATACATTGTGTCTTCAGAACACGACATAAGTCTGGTAACATCACAAGCAGGTTCTGTAGTCGCAGAGAATCAGCATGTTACCTTGGGCACAGCATCTGGTAGTATAACCCCATCGACTGCTATGGCTATGATTGGTATTAATCAAAATGTAGCATTGGCAATTGATGCGAATGTTACAGCCGCTAAAGATAAATTAACCACTATATCAGCTAATGTTGGTGGTAGTTATTCGGCGGATGAAGTCGCAGCCGCAACTATAGCTCTTGGCAGTTTAAATAGCCTACAATCGAGTTTAGGATTTGGCGGTAGCCCGAATCAAGCTGGGTTTGGTAGTTTCCTAAGCCAAGCACACAATCATGTTAAAGACAGTATTAATCTTAGACAGTCGACTGACTTTATGGCCAATAGCCAATGGAGCGATTTCGGAACCGGCATCACTAATATGTCCAGCAGTGTTGAACGTGGATTAACTAGCCAGATAGGTAGTTTTAAAGGTTCTGGGGCTGCTGTTGCATCGACTGGCACAATGTTTAATAATATTGATATTAAAAACTTTGGCACACCTACTGGATTAGTGCAGGCACTACAAAACAACAAACTGGCCAATGCTACAGGAGTAAATCAAAAACTAGTAGATGCTGGTGTTGATTTAAATGATCTTGACAATCCTGTATATAAAGATCAAATAGCTAACGTGTTAGGAAGTATTAAGGATCCTACAGCCATCAATGTCACTGCTGATCAGATGAATATAACTAATCCTTTTGCAGGCTTACCTAGTTATACGGGTGATGACAGTAGTTTATACAACACACAAAATGCTCTTGGCGGTAGTTCCGCTCGAGCACCAACTGCGACTACTATACCTACCGCAGGTACTTCTGCATTCGGGGCTCCGACTACTACAGGGTTTCCCACAGTGTCAGGTACTAGTACCACAGGTACAGCATTTGGGTCTACAAATGCTCCTACTCTGGCTGCTGGAGATGCGGGCGGTATCCAGAGTCTCAGAGATCTCAGCGATTATACAAAATTAGCCAATCCTAGTGATGTTGCTGGATTTAGTGGAACAGACGCACTAGTATCAAAATTTAAAGACATGGGTGCGGGGTCTATAATCAGTGCGAATGCGGCCCCAGATTTTTTCAGCAAGATCCAAACTACCACAACTCCCAAAATGGATACAGCACATCCAACGCTTACAGATTTAATCAAGAGTAATCAACCTAGTTTTGATTCTATGACGGGAACAGGAAATGGTCCGAGAGGTGTACCTAGTTTGTTTGACTTCGCACAGCACGTAGGTGGAGGTCCTGATATTACAGCATTTAATACCAGTGATAGTGATGTTGGATCTATAACAGCTTTTAATAATTCAATTACTAAAGCCACTAGTTTATGGTCTACAGCAGGTGTAGATCTAACAGCACCTCCACCAAACTCCTTAGGAAGCTCGATGGCCTTTGCTACTAATCTACACAAATATGGTGCAGATAAAAGCGGTAGTGGTGTAGCAGAACTACTC